GATGTAAAAACAAATGAAAAAACTTTAGATAAGATTGCTGAAAAAAAATCTATAGAGTTAACAGAACTAACAGACAAATTAAAAGCAACATCTCATGAAGCATTACAAAAAGTTTTAACGGCATTACAAAGTGGTGTTGGTAGTAATTTAGAGAAACCTATTGACCTTTTAAATTTAACTAAGGTTGGAGTAGAAAGTTCTAAGTTAGCAAACTTGTTAGAAGGTAATCCAACATCAATCAGTGGTAACATACAAATAGATACAGATGATGTTGTTGCATTAAAAAAACATATTCAAGATTTGTATGCATCAATCAATGAAGACTTGTTAATCAAACAACAAGAAGAGATGAAAAAAAAATTTAACTAATGAATTGTGATTGTGATTGTAAAATAAAATGTTGCAATGTTCCAAATTGCAAAGGTGAAAATTGTAAATGCAAATTAAAAAGAGAAGAGCAGGAAAACAAATCACAAGAATTAGAAATAGAATTTATAGAAGAAGAAATTACATACCATTAATTATTTTTGGATAGAATACTTTAAAGAAAAAAAAACACGCAAGGATGCAATGAGACTTGCTAAAATAAAAACTTGTTGCCAATGTGGTAAGTTAGATAGTCCTGTCTCTGACTCTACCTTTAGTAAATTCTACTGCATGAACTGTTATAGGAAACAGTCCAATACAGTAGAACAAGATAGACTAGTTAAGAATGCGAATAAGACTCTTAACCTTTTTGATTGAGTCTAAGTCTTTGACATACTCATTGTTAACTTTGTTAACAAATACATAATCCAATAAAACAATTCTGCCGATAGCATCTGTTAAAGATAATTTTCGGAGGGATGTATTGGTGTTGTCATGTCTCTTAACAATTGTCACTTTAGTCTGCATATCACTAATACGTTTAGCATCATCAGACTCTAACCACTTGTCTAATTGAACAAGTATTTCTTTATCACTAATCATTGTTGTATCCTTTCGATGTAGTGTCATAGTACTATGTGATTTACTCTACAATTCTTGCAAAGTAATTATCTCACATAGTTATGTGTATAAATAAGTTCAATTATGGAAATTAAACTTACATATTACTGTGTATAAAAGTCTCTGAATTTTCCAATATAAAGAGCATACAGAGATAATTAAATAGTTTGGTGTATGATTGGATAGAACACTTTTTTGCCGACAGTCTGAGTGCAACAAATATATTCAGTTCTGCATTCATTGGTCTGTCTTATTATATAGAATAACTACATATCATTCCTAGTAATTACAGGAATAATAAAGAGAGCAGAGTGGGAGATGTGCGGATTAGTGCATTAATTCTTATAAGATATATTATGCAACAATACAATATATCACTCAATACTATCATCACTCCCCTACCCTACTGTATAACTCGCTTTACTAGGGCATTTTTCTGACATACTGTATTATTGACCCCCCACCCCCCTGTTTGCTCGACTTACCTAACATCCATACAATGCCTACTGACATACCATAGTAGCAGAGATAACCCCCACCCTATTAATATGGACCACGGGGTATATTTATATATACTGATAGCATGGATGAAACACTAAAGGCAGATGGATATGATGAAGCCATCATGGGATACGCTGGAAGATGTGGAATGAATGACGTTCTGCTCTACAGCACAAACAAGATTATACAAATATTAATGGAACGAGACGGCATGACCAGTGAGGAAGCCCTGGAATACTTCTATTTCAATATCAAAGGTTCCTACATGGGAGAGGGAACACCACTATTTTTTGATGACACATGAGAATACCAGAGACTACAGAAGAGAAGATAGCTCAGCTCAAGCTCTTAGTAGATAAAGTAAAAGATTTAGAAACACAAGAAAGTGCTCGCAACAGTCTATTAGGGTATGCAAAATCCCAAATGGACAATTATAAGACCCCTCCCCACATCACGAAGCTGGCGGAGAAGCTAGAGGCGGTGGAACGTGGCGAAATCAAGAGACTCGCCATATTCATGCCACCCAGACACGGCAAATCTATTCTGACATCAGAATTCTTTCCCGCATGGTTTATGGGCAGGAACCCCGATAAGTATATTATCTGTTCCACATACGCTCAGGACCTGGCGGATGATTTTGGGCGTAAAGTCAGGAACCAGCTTCAGGATGATAACTTCGGCAAAATTTTTCCCGACACGCAGTTATCGACAGACTCAGCGAGTGTAAGGAGATTTCACACGACCCAAGGTGGCGTGTACTACGCAGTGGGTGCAGGCTCGGCTATTACGGGTAGAGGTGCACACTTACTACTGATTGACGACCCGATTAAAGGGCGTGAGGAGGCAGACTCGCAGGCGATGCGTGGAAACCTCTTAGACTGGTATCGCTCCACCGCATACACGAGATTAATGCCGAATGGCAGTGTTATCTTGATTCAGACCAGATGGCACGAGGATGACCTTGCAGGATGGGTGCTCAAGGAGACGGGACACGAGGGGTGGGACATTGTCGAGTTCCCAGCGATATTAAACGGAAACGCAGCTGATATGCTCGGTCTGAAAGAAGGCGACCCGCTATGGGCAGAAGCCTATCCGCTGGAGCGACTAGAAGAGATTAAGAAGACCGTAGGAACACGGGAGTGGACATCGCTTTATAACCAGACTCCCTCCGTGGAAGAGGGTAACGTCATCAAGCGATGGTGGTGGAAGTATTGGAAACGAGAGCAACTACCCGAAATACAGTACAAGATACAGTCTTGGGATACCGCTTATACAGCGAACCAGAACTCTGATTACTCTGCGTGTACAACGTGGGGTGTGTTCTCTGGCGAGGGCGGATACAACCTAATTTTACTCGACTCGTTTAGAGAACGCCTGACGTTCCCTGAGTTGAAGAATGCAGCGATAAGTCTGTACAATATGCACCAGCCTGATAATATTCTCGTGGAAGCCAAAGCGAGTGGATTATCACTAGTGCAAGAGTTAATGAGAACGGGAATACCGATTACACCCTTTAATCCGAAACGCATGGATAAGCTGGCGAGGGTTCACGCCATCACGCCATTATTCGAGAGCGGCAGGATTTGGGCACCCGACACGGATGAAACCGAGGCGGTGGTATCGCAGTGTGCGGCTTTCCCCAACACGAAGAACGATGACCTAGTCGATTCGCTATCGCAGGCATTATTAAGATTGCGTAAGGGCTGGATGGTGAACCATCCGCAAGATGTCCCCTACGAAGAACCGACAGGACCGAGAGGAAGTTATTGGCAATGAGAGAATCATTAATTGAATCAGTGAAGAGACACGAGGGTTTCCGTGACCAAGTCTACTTGGATACGCTAGGCAAGAGAACCGTGGGCTATGGGCACCTCTGCGTGGAAGACCACTGGGAAGACGGCAAGGTGTACGATAAGGAATACCTTGAGGAAATACTTAAAAAAGATTTACAGCACGCAGTGGATACGGCAACGTATATGTGTGAGAAGACAGAAATAAGCGAAGAAGGACAAGATATAATCACGGAGATGGTGTTCCAGCTAGGCGGGAATGGTGTCTCTAAATTTAAAATGATGTGGGAGGCTCTCAAGGCTAGCCCACCAAACTACGAAGAGGCTTCAGTCCAGATGCTCGATAGTCGATGGGCACAGCAGACCCCGAACAGAGCACGAGAGATGGCGGAGCACATGAAATCATTAGGAGTCAAATAATGGATGAGAAAAAAATACTAGAGGAAATAGCAGATTTAAAAAATCAGCTGAAAGAAAATAAAGGAATCCCCAAGGGTAAAAAAGGATTTATTAGAAGATTATTAATCAATCCATACACCAAAACAACTGGTGCAATAGGTGCCGTGAGAGAGCTTTACAATCAGATAAAAGACGGGGACATAAGTTTAAAAGACATAGGACTAGGTGGATTAACTGGACCCATTACAACGCCAAGAGATTTAATTAAAATGGCTGGCGAATATATGCAAGGCAAAGCCGATGGCGGAATGATGGAAGCCCGTAAAAAAGGCATGGGTCTTAAAATGGCTAACGGTGGTGAGGTGCCAAATAAGTTCAAAGGTTTTTCTAAACTACCAGAATCTGTGCAAGAAAACATGAGTCCTGCTTTAGCAAAGAAGTACAATAAAGGCGGTGCAGTCAAAAAGAGAGTTGTCAAAAGAAAACCTAAGGCTAGAGGCACAGGAGCAGCCGTTAAAGGAACTAAATTTAAAGGCGTATTTTAATGTCAGTGTTTAAAGCAATAAGAATTATGTTACCCA